GGGGACAGGCTTGGGTGCGGTCGGTGCGACAGCAGTGGGTATATCAGCAATCCGAGGCGTAAGAAACGCGCATTCTCACGCTGTAAACACCTCTGCAGGCATTCCAGACGTGCCAACTATAGTTGGTCAGAGTAAGATGAAACCAGGAACCGCCATCCGTCCGGACGGGCCCATGGGCCCAAATTGGGCCATTAGTCCTGATGGCCCCATGCGGCCGATTAATCCTCAGGGTCCTAATGGCCCAATCAAGCCCGTTCCAGCATCAGAAATTGATGCGGTTGAGCGAGAAATCGGGGGGCAGAATGATAGCGTTGGCGCAGCAAAGACAACATTAACGGTTGAAGACATAGCTATTGAGCGTGTAGTTCCTGAGCGTGTCATTAATACTACCCCCATAACTAGGGCAGTCATGGAAAGCAATAACCGAGTTGCTAATATCCCAGTTTGGATTCAAAATGCGACAAAGTTTTCTGTTTCTAATCAGCTTCAAGTGTCTCCTTTTGCTACGTCACCGTTTGTTAGTCGACTTTTATTCTCTAATCCGCTGGTTAGCATTGCCAACGTTGATGAAAATATTGCTTCTCCACGAGCGCTAGATGACAGAATATTTAGTGCTCAGCAAGCACTCTGGAATCCGGCTCGTGTGAAGATACAAGAAATCTTCGCTAAGCAGCTCGGCGTGGACGGAAAATTTCTAAGCGGAGCAAGGGCAAGATTAGCAAACGCGTTGGCAGACGGAAGCGCTTTGAATAGAGACGAATTTGCGCTTTCAGTTTTTGATGTTCTAAATACAAACGTCAAAAGTCGACATTCGGCTGTAAATGAGACAGCAAGAATTCTCAGAAATGAAGTAATGCTTCCGTTGAAGAAACAATTAGTCGCATTAAAGTTGCTTCACCCTAAATTTCTTGAATCTCAATATGATGCTTATTTTCATAGAATGTTTAACAAAGGTTCGGTCGGAACAAATCCAAATGAATTCGAAGCTTTATTATTTGAATTCTATAAAGATGCGCGTAATTTCTACAGAGATAATGCGGTTATTATTGATTCATTGAGAATGCAGCCAGATAAAACGAGAGCAGAATTAGACGCTGTAAGGTTGAGAACAGATTTAGAACCAGCCAAAAAGAATGAACTAATTGAAAAACTAACTAATCGTATGATGCTTGAATACAAAGAGCTTTATGAATATATTCCGCCAGAATATGCTCCGGCTGATGGTCACATACCCAGCGTCAAGACAGACGATGAATTAAGAGTTTCTGCGAATCAAACTTTAATGAGAGTTCTTGGAACTGACATTGAGTCGGCCATGAGCATTTTTGGCCCTGGTTCCGGCGGCTCAAATCCCTTGCAAGCCCGTGCTTTGGGCATGCCCAACGACTATTCAGCTGAGATTGTTGATTCGGACGGCATGCTAAGAACAGTTATTGCGTCGGATTTCATAGAAAAAGACTTTGATAGAGTCTTCTCAAAAGTAGTTCGTCAATTAACACCTGTTATTGAGAACACAAAATTGGCCAATGAACTGGGTTTTGAAAATGTTCCGGAACTTAAAAGATTTCTGCTTGAAAGTTTAGAAGCTGATTATAACTTTCTAAAAAAAGAACTCCAGGGCCCGGAAGCGGCGAAACTGACCAAGCAATATAAGTCTGACCAAAAAAGAATTAATTTGAGCTTTGATGTAATGTCAAACGTGGCCGGGACAGATATGAATGTTTACGGTCCAGGCTATGCAAAGTTTCTGCGTCATCTTGCAGAATATAATCGTGTACGCATGCTCGGAAGCGCCGCCTTATCTTCTATTCCAGATTTGATGGTCGGACCTTTTCGGCAAGGATTTAATAGTTTAGTTGCCGACTGGATTTCTCCCTTCGCTCAAAGCATTGTCACTTTGCAGAAAAATAAAGCCGTCGCTATTAACAACCAAGACGCCAAGAACCTAGGGTTTGCTTTGAATGTCGAGATGGGAAAGATTGCGAAAGCGCTTCAAAATAATGACGAGCTTCTAATTAAGAAATCATGGTGGGGAAGCATCTCTGAGCCAATCGTGAATATGCTTGGAAATGTTACGGGTGTAAATCAGATTCAAGATTTAATTCAGAACAAGAATTTCACGGGCTCTGTTTCTAGAACGATGAGGACGATTGCTCGCCAGATTGAAAAGAAAACTTTAAGCGAAAGAAACAGAAGACGACTGCGATCAATTGGAATACCAGATGAAGATGTTCCGATTATTTATAAAATGTGGAGAGAAATTGTTGGTCAAAAAGGCGGAAAAGACGGAACGGTTTATTATTCAGACATGGGAAAATGGAAAATTAATACACCCGAGAGAATGCGTGCGTATGAAAACTTTAGAGAAGCAACAGTTCGAGACGTAAGACAGTCACAAACCGTTGCGACGGCAGGAGATAAATGGCGTCACAGTCAAGATACAACAGTTAGATCAGTTCTTCAGTTTAAAGATTTTCTTTTTGCAGCTAATAATAAAATTCTTTTGTCTGGAATTCAAAAATTAGGCATGAAAGAATATGACGTTTTATTTTCTACTATGCTTATGTTAGCTATGGGTTCATTTGCATACATACTGACGTCTCTCTTTAGAGATCCGACTTTAGAAAAAACAGATTTAAGTATTAACAGATTATTTCACGAAGGGCTTGATAGGTCGGCCCTGCTTGCGCTCTACGGCGAATTTAAAAATATCGGAACAAAGTCGGGAATATTACCCGAGTGGCTAGGTCCAGAAGTTTCAAGATTTATGAGTCGCGGAGTTGTTTCATCTTTCGTCGGCCCAACACTCGGAACCATAGAAGACACGGCTAATTTTATGAAGAATATCAAACAGCATATGTCAGGCGAGAAAGAAATTACGCAAAAAGATTTAAATCAGATTTTAAGATTTTTACCGTACCAAAATTTATTTTATCTTAGGTACATTTTCCAACAAGGGGCAGAGAGCCTGGGCGAAAGTATTGGAGCAGAACAGTAATGTCAAATATACAGATTAATGATATCTCAACACGGGCGCAATATACTGCTTCCGGCGGTCAGACGGTATTCAGTTATACATTTCCCATAAAATCACAAACGGACCTGGCAGTTTATCAAAGAGACCCTGACGCAATGCCCGTGGATGCTAATGATATTTTAATTTTGACATTAGATTATTCGGTATCTGGAGCTAATACAGCATCGGGCGGAACTGTTACTTTAATTGTCCCTGCAGCGGCTGGAGATATTATAACAATCCTTGGAGCTAGACCTATTGATAGATTGTCGATTTATGATCAGTCAGTTACATTGTCCAAGTCTGATTTAAACAATGATTTTAATAATAACGTCATGTTCGAGAAGCAAACCGAGACTTTTCTTGATGAAATAACACCGAAATACAACAGAAACGAGTTGGTTGGACCAGATTCTAGACCTGATAAGCTTGTGCTTCCCATGCTAAAAGACGGTGAAGTCTGGGCGGGCAGAGGAAGCTCGGGCAGCAGCCAGGACGATATTGTCGCTATTAACGTAGGCTCACTTATCGATTTAGACGCTGAATTTGTGTTGGGGACAGCAAACTTAGACTTTCCGAATGCTCAGTCCTTGGGCGGCCTGGGCACCGGAATTCTTTTTAACTTAGATGATGGAACAACTGGGACTTTATCTATAACAAATATTGGGCCCGGTCTTACCTTAAATTCTGCGACCAAAACTCTAGACACGGTCGGAACGGGATTTAATGTAACTTGGTATACTGTTACAACAAGCACTGCGATGCAAACCTCAAGCGGTTATATAGCAAATAGCGGCGCTTTGGTTGATCTAACGCTTCCGCCAACTGCTGCAGTTGGCGATGCGTTGATGATTTTAGGGCGAGGAGCAGGATTGTGGTCTTTATCGCAAGCAGCCGGTCAAGTTGTCCATTTCGGAAATGTTTCAACTACAGCCGGTGTTGGCGGCAGCATCACAGCAACTAATAGACGAGACACAATGATTTTAGTTTGTTCTGTATCTGGTTTGGAATGGACTGTCATGAGTTCACAGGGCAGCTTAACAATACAATAACCCGGGAGAAATAAAATGGCAGAACAAAATGCAATTAATGCGCCCGTAAGCGCCTTCGGAAAGACTTTGATTGACGACGTTGACCAAGCAACGGCTTTGGGCACTTTATTAGATAATGCGACGCTCACATCAACGACGGTTGCAACAGGTGATTTAGTTATTATACAAGATATTTCTAATGGCAAATCTGCTCGCACGGTGACTGCTCAGTCGATCGCAGATCTGGCTGGAGCAGCGGCTGCTCCATCAGATGCAACATATATCACACAAATACCTAACGGAACATTGAGTGCAGAACAAGCTCTATCTTTATTAAGCACTGGCATTATGAAGTCTACCACGGCAACCGGAGTTATTTCTATAGCAGGTCAAGGTGTAGATTACTACGCTCCTGGCGGAACAGACGTAGCCATAGCAGACGGCGGAACCGGGGCTTCAACAAATACCACTGCAATAAATAATCTTGTAAATAACGCTGCTTTGACTTCTGCAACTGTCGTTTCCGGTGACTTAGTCCTTCTGCAAGATATTTCTGATTCAAATAATTTAAAATCGGTGACCGCTCAAAGCATAGCAGACTTGGGGCCGGGCGGCTCTGCCGCACCGCAAGATGCAACATATATCACGCAAATACCGAACGTAAACTTAACTAATGAGCAAGCTCTATCTTTATTAAACACGGGCATTATGAAATCAACCACGGCAACAGGTGTTGTCTCAATTGCGACTTCAAACGTAGATTATCAAGCAGCGGATGCTACTTTAATAAGCATCTCCGCGCTGGGAACTGCGTCTGACAGAACAATTTATACAACCGGCGTGGACACGTGGGCTGAAACTTCATTAACTGGGGCGGGAAGGGCGCTAATAGATGATGTTACAGCATCTGATCAAAGAACAACCCTGGGCCTTGGAACAATTGCAACTCAAAATTCAAACTCGGTGACAATAACGGGGGGATCGATAACAAGTATAACAGACTTGCTAGTTTCTGATGGCGGAACTGGAGCAAGCACTTTTACTTCATATGCAGTTCTGTGCGGCGGTACAACTGCAACAAGTCAAATACAGTCTATAGCAAACGTCGGAACTTCTGGTCATGTTTTAACGTCGAACGGAGCTGCAGCTTTGCCAACTTTTCAAACCCCAGGCGCGGGCGGATTTGTTACTGTAAGAGTAGCAGTTACAAGAACGCAGTGGCTTGCACTTCATACAACTTCTGTTGAAATAATCGCGGCCCAGGGCGCAAACACTCTGATTCTATGTCACAGTATTGTATTTGAAGAAGTCCTGACGGGAACGGCATTTATAGGCGGCGGCAACACTGGGCTGCAGTTCGGATCTGCAGCTGGCGCAGGCGGGCTAAGGATTACGTCTGTGACGGCTAGCAATTTTACAACTAACACAGCTACATCGTTTATCCGCGGGCTTCCGACGCAAACCGGTGCGAACTCCTTCGCGAGTCTTACTTCGTCGGCTGGTTCAGTGAATACTGCAGTTTTTTTAACCACAAGCTCATTGTACTCCGCCGGAACGGGCGGAAGCTTTTTTGTTAATGTCATATACTCAGTAATGACAGCTTCATAATAAAATTCTTAAAATAAAAAAGGAGAATAATGCAAAAAAGGATTTGAGATTAAAATAGAATATTTTTTAATGCTAGACAAAAATTCATTAAGTGATACTATTAACCCAAGTCCAAGTTCTAAGAAAAAAAACAGGTAAGTGTGAAAGTAGAAGAAATAATACCGAAATTTGTAGCTAGAGAATATCAAAAACCGCTGATGCGTGCTTTTTTCAAAGATAACAAAAAGCGTTTGCTTCAAATTTGTCACAGAAGAGCTGGAAAAGACACTCTGGCTTGGCAGATTATGTGGATTGCAGCTATACAGAAGCCCGGGCTGTATCTTTATCTTGCTCCGATTATCAGCCAGGCCGCATCAATCATCTGGAACGGGAGAGGAAAAGACGGGACATCTTTTCTTGATTATATACCCAGTCAAATTATTAAAAAAATAAATAATTCTACAATGTCGATTTATTTAACGAACGGTAGTATAATTCGAGTCACCGGATCGAACAATTTCGAGGCGATAGTCGGCTCAAATCCCCTTGGTTTAGTATTTAGTGAATTTCAGAACTCAGACTTGAGAGCGTGGGAAATTCTACGTCCGATTCTTGCCGAGAACGGCGGTTTTGCAATATTCACAGCGACGCCGCGCGGCTACAATCACCTTTGGGACATGTATCAAACGAACAAAGACAATGAAAATTGGTACGTTAGCTTGTTAACAGTTGATGACACAAAGTTAGAGAATGGAAACGCTGTTATTTCAAAAGAAGTTATCGAAGAAGAGCGTCGAGCAGGGATGTCAGAAAGTGTGCTTCAACAAGAATTTTATTGCAGTTTTTCAGCAGCAATAAAAGGGGCTTACTATGCTGACGAAATGACACTTGTAAAAGAGCGCGGGAGAATTTGCAATTTTAATATTGATGCTTGCATACCGGTACATGTCTCATTTGATCTCGGTATCTCAGATGCTACCTCTGTCTGTCTGTTTCAAGTATATCCAAATTCTGATATTAAAGTTATATATCATTGGGAAGAAACCGGAAAAGAGCTTGCACATTATGCATTTCGACTCGAAAAGCTTAAAACCGAGCTCGGTTTTAAAAAATACGGACACATGTTCTTCCCTCACGATGTACGTGCCCGCGAATTGGGGTCCGGCCTCACAAGAATCGAGCAACTTAGAAAGTGCGGAATCAATCCAAAAATCGTCGGAAATCATTTAGTTGTTGAGAGAATACAATGTGTGCGCGCAATGATGCATAGAGTTTTTTTTCATGAGAAAAACTGTAAATTTCTTATTCGAGCATTGTCAGAATACAAGGGTAGATGGGATGAGAAATATAAAACTTCTACAGGACCAGTTCACGACTCTTTTAGTCACGCTGCTGATTCGTTCGGATATTTTGCGGTAGGCTACTTAGAAGCATACGACAATGTTCAGTTGAATATCCAAAAAAAATACGCAAGTTTTATACCTTAATAAAAAAATTTTTAGACGCTTCATAGAATTTAATCAAACTCTCAACTCGTTAATTCTGAGCTTTTTTTTGTGGTGATTATAAAGATAATCACCCTTTTTAAAAGTCGTGACCTCCTTTTGGAAGGTTAGCTGATATTTTTTGATTTAATTAGTTGGGAAACTTGTGTAAGCGTGTGTACGTTGTGAACTTGAATTTGAAGTTTTGAGATAATTACAAAATTTCCGTTCAACCGGTAACAATTTGTCACCAGTTGAGTATGTCGGAAATTCCGACATACTGATTTAAAATGATTTAGCCTTTTACCAAACGTAGAAGGCTAAATAACTGTCATCAACTGGATTTTGGATGGTTAACTAAGTGCAAACACGAACTAACCAATGCAATTTTCAATTGAGAAAGAGACAGAAGATTATAATACCATTGTTTCTTTCATACATTACTTATTTTTAGCTGACATGTACATGTTATAAGCATCTGTAACCATTGTTGCGATAGCTACTCCGGTCGAAGCAAAGATAGCTCCGGTCAACGCGCCCACGGGACCGCCCGCCAATGCCCCCGCTGCTGCGCCCCAAGTTGCCGCGGTAATTGCGTCAATACCAAGCTTAACCGGATCTGTTACTTGCGTATTAATAGTTATATATTTAGCTGTCGAATCATCATATGCATAAATATCGTAACCCGCGCCGGAAGCACAGCTTGTTTCAAGCTTCGTTAATTTTCTCATTTTTATTCCTTCAAAATCATTGTGAGTAATATTTTTTTGTCTGCGTTTTCTTCATTTTGCATAGCTTAAACAGCAAATAGATCGGGATAAGCAGAACGAGTATTTGCAAGAACAATTTGATAAATAAGCAAGTATGGTTGCATATCATAAAAACTAGCCCCGCTGTCGATCATAGCTTGAAATTCTGGTGGGATAGAACCGTCAAATTGCAGCGTAAATGTTACGCCGGGGACATCATAATGATAATTGCGAGTTTCAGAAGTGTAACTCATGACAATCTGTGCGCCTGATACTTTTTTAATTTGCTCTTTTGAAAGATTATGCATTATCTTTTTCTTCACTAACTTCAGATTCTGTAGATATATGTAATTTTTCAATTTCAGATATTTTTATTAAATAATCTTTCATATTTTTTTGCACTTCTTTTGCTTTAATAAGATTTATTTTCACAGAATCAACAGATTCAAATAGATTAAAGCAATGCTCAGCAAGATCTGTTTTTTTAATTTTTTCAAAATCTCCCGACCAATGTTTTTTTAATTTTTCATGTGTTTTTTTCAGGCTAAGAACGCTTTCTTCTTGTTCTTTTGAAAGAGTAAATTCAAGCAAATCAACGACACTCTCATAAAACTTTGATCTAGCATCATCAAATTCTTTTTCTATATTTTTCATTTTTACCCTTTTTTTTGAAATTTTTATTTTATGATGTTGTATTTAAATTTTGAGTGATTGTATTGAACAACTTCTAGTATTTCTTCAACTTTGTCGTCGAAAAAATAAGAAATACAGCTTACAGCTCCTTTCGACAATATTAGAGACATAATAAATACTGAGTAATGCTCGTACATGTTGAAAAATACAGCAACAAGCGTTGAAACGATAGCTAACAAGTAAAAAGTATAATTGAAAGCAATTTTGAGCTTGTTAAATCGTCTAATTCGATCTATTTTTGAGATTATCTCTTCATTTAATATAATCATAATTTTTATTAGCGTATCTCAATATTGAAATGTTTGTAATTTCTGTCAGAGCTAAATTCTTGTCTAGCTTTAAAATCATAAGTCTTCATAGAAGAGCACGAGCTGAGAAACAAAAATAATATACATAATATGCTATTTTTCATTAACATCTTCTTTTTCTAACTCGTCTTTGTAGTGTTTACACATGATTTCTCGCTCTGTTTTGTCAAAGTGCGTCATACAGTTCTGACAAACGAACAACTCACACACTTCTTTATCTGCTGTTTTTTTCCAAACGGCAGCTATATAAGTATGAATTCCTTTCGCGCAGCTTGAAGATTTTAATGCTTTTTTTAAGCAATGACTCATTAATGTTACTCCGATTTGCAAACCATTTGTGCTTCTATTTGTTCATACATTACTTTTGAGTATATTGCTTTATGCATTGCTTCAAAAATAATAGCTCTCTCGACCGGATCTAGTGAATCAAGACAAACAGCTTGAATATACGCAACTTTAAAACTGTCTCTTCTTTTTGCTATTATATATGATCGTCCGGCGTGTTTCGACGCGAGCACGTCAAAACCTGCCAAATTATCGTCTTTTTTGCACTTTTTAACAAAATCTTTTATATCTTCAATAGTTGCTAAAATAGAGTAGTTCAATTATCCGCCTAGTTTGTCGATTAACTTATCTGACTGTGATTGAATATCTATTACATTAGCATTTTTTTCGTTTTCAGATAAGATATCTTCGACAATATCTTTCATTCTTTGCTCTCCACGATCGTTTTCTTCGTCTAGACAGATTGCTGCATTCAGAGAGACCGAGCTCGGAATAAGTTTTAAAAGTCTTCTTATGACAGTTTTCTGTGCCATTTGCTCAAAATCCGTGACCCACGGACCGTAACCCCCTGATTTTGAACGCGATTTTATTTTTAATATATCATCAATATTCATAAAGTCGAACTGTTTTGTACAGTTTTTCATCGTTACGACTGCGTATACTGCAATCATTGCTCCGCGCTCCATCACTGCTGGAGAGTGATCAATGCTGGGATTCGTCCCGCGCTTCATTGAAAATTCGTCTTTTTCGTAGACACAAGCTGCTTCTACCGAAACAATTCTTTCTGATCTATAAGCTAATTCAATCATGCCTTTGTACCCCAAGGAAATTGTGGCTTCCTCACCGCGAGGAATTAAATACACCATCCCTGAAAGTCCAGGCTCTAGTCCGAGTTGAGCGCAGGTCATAATAGTACCACAAATTGATTTTGGAGAGCATTTATTTAAGTTCGGATTCTTTCTCAGTTCGGCCAAAGCAAGCATAATCAATCGGTCGCTACACATAAAACCCGGAAGCGCTTTATCCAGGTAGGGCTGCATCTGGTTAAGCATTTTGTGAGCTTCATTTGTTGATGTTTGTGTTGTCATTTTAAAGTCCTTCCGTTGTTTTAATTATGAATCGCCTTGAAGGCGAGCACGTTTTTAAATACTTTAAGTATTCTTTTTCGTTAGCTTCTTTAAAAGAAGCTGAATCAAATCTTTGACTTTGCGCGCATGACTTCCAGGTTCCGGCTATTTTTCCCGATTGGTCTAGCAATGTATCATTTTTGCACATGAACAGTTTTAACAGTTCTTGACATGCAAACTTTTTTTGCTCTAGCTCTTTTATTGATTTATTGATGTCTACAAGTTTATCTAAATATTCTTGAGTTTTAGCATCAGCAACTATAGATGATGCGTCAGAATGATATCCGTGAAAACTAATAATCTCAGCTGAGCTAGCCGGCTCAGGACATTCATTTTTCTGAACCATTTCAAAAAAAGCTTGCTCTTTTGCAATAACAATATCTTCAAGCTCTATATTTCGCTCAAAACGATATGTTCTAAAGTCTATTCCGCGGATCAGCACGGCAACATGACATACTTTTGCGCAGGTTACAGCCATATAATGAGTTATCTGGCATAAATAATTGTCAGGTATTTTGTTTTCTCCTTGCTTTCCCCATCCTTTTTCGCAACTTGTTGTTTTTATTTCTAATATTTCATCTTTGTTTATACGCCCATCAATGTTACCAGCCATCCACTTGTGAATCGGGTGCACGATTAGGTTCGGCTCTAGAGTTACTTTCAGTCCGGTTTCAGCTTCAAACCAAGCACGAACAGCAGATTCTAAAAAGTTTCCGGACTTTACGTATTTGTTTGAAATTTCTTCTTGCGCTCTATGACCCGTTTTTTCTTGCCAGAGCTTCACTACGTTTGAGTACGGATTTAAGCCCAAAATTGTTGCGCAATCGCTTCCGCACACATATTTTAATCGCTCTTTAAGTTGATTTTGAGTTAACATATTAATTTCTATTCTATTCTCTGTTTTGCTGTTGCGAAATCTACTGCAATAAAAAATTGCTTCTGTGTACACTCTGTCTTTTTCTTGTGTTTTTCAAACATATATCTAAAACAAGAACGCATTATTTTTATCATAAATTTCTCCTATTTTTTAGAGCTGATCGCTGTCGTCATCGCAACTTGAGTTCCATTTTTCTTCAATAATTTCTCTTCTTATCGCTTCTTCTTCATATTCATCGACGTCAAAATATTCCATGTAAAGTCCTCGTTTTCGTTTTCGTTTTCAACAACATTGTTGATTTATCAATTGTAAACAAATGTAAACATTTCGTCAATGTTTTTATTAAAAAATAAATAATAAGAAAAATACGACATAATCAAAACTTTGTGTTATATTGCTTGTCAATATTACATGTTTTAAAAAGTTGGAGAGCTTTCAAATGAGAAAAATAAAAGAAGAAGAAATAAAAAAAGAAGAAAAAAGCAAAACTATAGCTTTTCGAATGAGAACAGAAGACATTAGACGATTTACAACGGCATGCAGTAGAGATTTGATTAGACCGTCCGCGTTCGCGCATAAAGCGATTCTCGACGCAGTTGAGAAGCTTATATCTAAGCAAAAAAAGCACGGTTATCAATGTATGAGAGATTTGTGAAGAGCTGACAGCTTGCGACATTGCTCTATGATGAAAATCAGCGGCACTGTGAACTGCTCCCCGGTGTCGAGTATGAGCTCTATACAGTCCTCTATCTCGCTGTAAGCAAGATCAAAAGACTGTACGTCGTCTAGAGATGAAGATGAAGATGAAGATGAAGATGAAAATGAAGATGAACCTTCGCTTTCATTAACCGGAAAGTCTGCCGGGTCGTCGCTGAGTATCTTAAAGTAAGACATTGTTCACTCCTGTGTGTTATGACTAATTTTATTATTACACAGAAATGACAAAAAATAGACAAAAAAAAGTCAGCGAAAAAAAACTTTTTAACTGTACAGAAGGACTTTACTCGTCTGAATTTAAAAAAGTTTAATTTCGCTGACTATCTATTACAATATATGAAGTTTTGAAAGAAAACAAATCAGATATTTAGAAAGTCTAGTTTTCAATATAAGCAGTGCAACTGCTATTTGAGAGAATCAGACTTATAAATATCAAATATTATTTTCTTTTGCACGACATATATCGTAATATGTACGAACCCAACCGCTTTAACTTTGACGGTAAATCAAATTAAAGCATTTTTTCCCCAAACAAAGGAATGCATATAATAATGTACTATACCACACAAAACAATACTAATTCGAATTCTTTTAGTTCTTTACCCCCAAAAAATCGAAACTTTGATGATTTCAAAGTAATCTATCGAACACAATACAAGCTAGACAATCTCTCAGACATTGCAAAAAAACACTTAAAGCTCAAATCATCGAGTCAGCTAAATTCGGCCGGAAATCTTTTTAAGATAATAATTGGAAGAATTCAAAATTGCGGACGATGTATTACTAAGCAAGTTACATTTGCAGAATCAATGAGACAGTACAACAATAAAAGAGATTTAAGCTCAAGACAAATTAGACGTCTCATCGTCATACTTAAAGATTTGGGTCTTATAACTTACAAACGAAGCGGCCAAAAGTGGGGGTCAGTTTATCAGTATGAAGCTACACAACTCGGTAACGACATGTACTACTACGTCATCTATCGAAACATCCACGATATCAAATTTATCCCCTTAGAATTATCCACAGCGTCTGTGGATAACTTGGGTACAGAAAGTGAGCCGGACTTCCAAAGTGAAAAAATGTCCGCTATTGGAGATTTTGAAGGCCTAATGAATCCGTGGAATTTAGAGGCCCCGAAAAAAAATGTCCGCTATAATATAGATATTAATATAAGAAATATAAATATTAATATTAATAACCATACGCGTGGACGCGGGGAGACAATAACCCATAATTTTCTTTTTTCACCAGACCCATACCCAGATCCACAACCGAAAACGGAGATAAAACTTTTGAGCGAGACAAAAACTTTTAGCGAAATGCAAACTTTTAGCGACATTCAGTTTGATCCGAGAATTACGAAAGAGCGGGTTCAAATCCTGATCAGCATTCTCGCAGAGCATAATGCTACGCCGAGCCAAGCTCTCATTTATCACGAAGAAGTCGTGAACGCATTGCTTCACATGAGAGAAAAGAAAATTCAGATCGTTGACTTTGGGTTTTTTGCAAAGTCAATACAAATTGAAACTTGGAGCAGATATTACTTTGACGTGAAACCGAACCCAGATTGGAGAGACGAAAAGAAAAGAACCAGGCATTAGAAATATGATTTACGAAGCTCAAGTCGAATGAAAAGAAGACTGGGCGCATAGAGACGCGCACTACAGGCTTAGTGAGCCAAGCATCTCAGAAGAAGAGAGCTATACTCGGTATGGTGAGTTTTTTTCAACGAGGTAAGGAAAGCCGTTAACCTTAAATACGAAAAGGATTTGTTGAAAAGAAGGAATGAAAACAACCCACCTACAGAGCTCTAAATTAAATTTCAATGGGAGGATGCTATGTTTGTACTAGAAGATGATAAAGTGTTGGTAGACGGCGTTAAGGTAGACTCTGGTGATGTTCCAGAGCCCATGCCAGAGCCCATTCCAGAAGAAGGTTCACCGCCGAACAGGCGGCTTAGAAGAGAAGAAGAGTCAGTAATGGCGTAGTAAAGTTGCACAGCTTGGTTTCAACCATTCCCAGCTGTGCTCTCATACATAGAAAAATGGCATTATCTATATACGACTCACTCCTCATGTATAGAAAAGTGCCATTTCCTATACAGAGGGAATTGATTTGATATATGAAGAGTCACTTAGTCAGATAGCACTACTCAAGTGGTTTAAGATGCAGTACCCTGAGATTAAGAATTTGCTTGTGGGCTACGCCGCGGGTCTTAATCTCAGCATGACTGCGAGAGTCAGAATGAAAGCTATGGGGCTTACCCCGGGCATGCCGGATTTGCAACTGCTCGTGCCCAGGATTTACCCTTTAAAGCTTCTTAAGGCCGACGAAACATATGAGATAAATCAAAAAAGATTCTCCCCTGGGCTTTTTATCGAAATGAAGAGAAAGAACGGGAAAGTGTCAGATATTCAAAAAGATTTTCATTCTCAGTTAGAAAGACAGTATTATACCATTGTCGTTTGCTACAGCTTTGAAGAAGCTCAAATTGCAATTAAAAAGTATCTTTACGCATACAAAAAAGATTTCATAAGACAAGAAACAGAGTCAGGTGTGTGATACAATAAAAGAATGGATAAAGAGTTAGAAATTTATGAATTACGCATAAAAAGGCTTCTTTCGAAAATCGGTCATTACGAGCCGAAAGTTGAAGACTATAATCAAGAACAGATGAGAAAGTTTTATTTAGATAAATCATTTTATAAAAAGAAGTTTGATATACTTCAAAATGAAGTTTTTAACAAAAAAATAGACATCGGAGATTGATAATGAAGTCAGAAATTAAAAAAAACGTAAAAACGAAAGTTTCTGAAAAAAAAGAAACGAAGACAATTAATAATAAAAAGAGAACTATGCCGTTGAATGTAGTAACAAAAAAAAACAAATTGGAAAACTGACTCTTGCCATTCCCCGTTCGCTATCAAGATGACTTTCCGGAGAGATTAATAGCACTCTTAAGCACCGGAAAAACAATGATATCTTTTTGCGCTGAAATAAAAGTCAGCAAACAAAGCGTATACGCTTGGTTAGATAAATATCCGGAGTTTAAATCTGCTCATGAAATCGGCATGGTACTTTGTGAAAATTTCTGGATGCAAGTCGGTGAAGATAATATAGATAACCCGAACTTCAACACGAATTTCTACATGTTTCAGATGGGGTCGCGATTCGGAATAAGCAGAACAAGAAAAACTAATTGCAAAAAAATAGCGTTAAAAGGTTCTGTTTTTAAAAATCCAAAAAATTTGCTCGAACGATTTAACAACGCTATTCTTAGTTTCCCGGACGGCGAAATTTCATTAGAAGAGCTAGACAAAATAGCGTCTGCATTTATGAAGATTTCTGACATTAAAGAGAAAGAAGAACTATCAGCTCGCGTTGCCGAAATTGAATTAGAATTAAAAGTGAGAAGCAGATAGTGCACGACGAAGAAATTAAAAAAGCAATAAATAACGAGATAGAAGAAAAAAAGGTTATTGATTTTTTAAACAAACAGAATGCCGAGGGTTAACCTCAGAAGAATAGAAAAGTTAGAAGAGCTCATAAATGGAGAGAAGCACATTGAGCTTGTTGTCATCGATGATGAGAGTGACGAAGTCATACTTCGAAAAAAAACAGGAAAAAGAATTTCATCTAGATTGGTTGTTAGAATATAGAGAAAGAACGTTTTTTATCTTTTTCACTCCTTCAGAGAAGTACGTGTGGTCGCCGTTTTTAATGCCTGGCTTCAAACATTGTTACGTAGTTGAAAAACTCGAATTCATTTGGATTTGTTCCGACCCAACGCGCATGGGATTGAATATAACACTTCCGAACTGTACGAGTCAGCATCCTTTGATCGAGAATATGATGACTTTAGATCAAAGTGTTCGAGTTCTAGAAGTTATTACGAAAGGTCAGGTGGGCAGCTTCTTATTGAGACCTAAAATTTTGTCATGTGTTTCAGTCGTTCAGTACGTAACCGGCATAAGTTTTAGACTTTGTATTACACCTTACTCTCTTTTTAAAAAGCTGCTAAGATGTAAACATCAGAATTTAGTTTCGATCAGGGAGATTGCAAGATGAGTTCAAGTTCAAGTAAAGCATCAAAAGATGCAGCAAATGCAGCACAGTCTGATAAGTCTCTCAGATTAGCAGCAGAAGATAAGCTTAAAAGAGAAAAGATGAGAGCTCAAAATCTTTTCATCAGATCACTGCGCGGGCAATCCGGCGGGGGATTCTTCTCAGCTGGCCCGAGCGACACGCTGGGTTAGTATGTACAATAACAAAAATCAGTCTAGAATAGAAGAAACATCAAAGTATCTTTTAAGAAGAAGAGAAAGAGCTTTTTCTTGCAAAGAGAACTGGCGCTCACTTATGTCTCAAGCGTACGCGTATGCGCTGCCGAACAGCAATATTTATGCGCTACAAAGCCCCGGCTCGAACCTAGCGTGGCAAGTATATGACTCTACACTAGAGCTGGGCCTTTCAAAATTTGTCAACAGAATGATCAATGCGCTAGTGCCGTCCGACGTCAACTGGGTCAAATTTATATCGGGATCTTTAATTCCTGACGAGCAAAAAGAAGAAGCCGATCTCGAACTACAAAAAATTACTGACACTTTCTTTTTCTATCTAAGACAGTCTAACTTTGATGTCGTGATACATGAAGCTTTCACAGACATGGCAATTTCGACCGGAGTAATTCAAATTAATGAGGGCGATGACGACGAGCCTTTGGTTTTTAGTTGCATACCCAGCGCTTATGTTGCGATTGAAACTGGCCCCCGCGGAGACATCATTGCTTTTTTCAGAGACTGGTACAACATCTACGACTATCATTGCTATGAGCTCTGGGGAGATGACTTTTCTATACCAAAATCGCTTATGAAGCAAAACGACGAAGATCTTAAATTAGACTTATACGAATTTACGTACTATGACTATAAAGATAAAGTTTATAAGTATTTCATTATAGAAAAAAGCACTTCAGATATTGTCTATAAAAAAGAAAGCAGTTCATGGGAATGGATAGGGTTCAGATGGTCAAAATTAGCGGGAGAAGATTACGGACGCGGTCCGGTCTTATCTGCGCTAGCTTCAGCGACAACAATTAATAAAGCAATGCAAGATGAGTTAAGCTTAGCAGCTCTTAAGTGTGCTCCCCCGATTATGGCTGTCACTGAGAACATCATCAATCCGTATACATTCAAAATTGCCCCGAACGAAATCATTCGCGTCATGCCAGGAACGGGCGGAGACTTTCCGATTCAACCTTTTCCAGTCGCGGGTGATATTAGTTTTGCAAGTCTTATCGTTAACGACTTAAGAGCTCAAATAAACGAAATTATGATGTCTCAACCGTTGAATCCGGTGCAACGCGGGCCGGTGCGAACTGCGACTGAAATTGCGATGATTCAAAATGAGCTCAGAGAAAATGCAGGCGCGCAATTTGCTCGAGTTCAAAAAGAATTGTTCGACCCGCTCGTAAAAAGAGTGCTTTGGATTTTGCAAAAGAAAGGGTTTATTCAGCCGGTGCAAATAAACGGCAAAGAAGTTGCTTTAAATTACATAACGCCGCTTTCTTTTTCTAAGAATCAATCAGATCTTGATAATATGCTGAGATTTTTCGAGATAACCTCAGGCATGTTCACGCCGGGCGCTGCTATTAACTTAATTGATGCGCCGAAACTGCCGCGATGGATTGGTGAAAAATTAAATGTTGATCTGACTTTGATAAAAGATGAAGCAGAAATACTTGAAATAATAAAACAAGCACAAAACTTAGCGGAGCAAGCAATTGAACAACAACAGCCAGGACAGCCTAAAGCTCAAGAGTCAATCAGTCCATTCTGATGAACAAGAGCATTTTTTGCATCTTTGTTACGCTGCTTTTAAACAGAGTCAGTCCGGAGCGGATTGGCTACAGTTTATGAAAGAGTGTTTACTTGAGAAATTAACGACAGCAGACCCGGGCAAGTCAGAGTCACACGCTTACTATCGCGAAGGACAAAATTCAATGATTAGAGCCATCTTTAACAATATCAAGCTTTATGAAGATGTAATCAATAAAAACAACAACTCGGGTGAATAATGCAAGAAAGCGTAACAACAGAATCTAAAAATTTGTCTCCGTCTGAAGCTCATGAAGCTAAATCGTCGGGCAATTTGTTTGACATTACGTCTGACGATTCAAATGTTCAAGTCGAAACTCAAGTTGAAGAGAAAAACTCTTTACTGAACATTGAAAGCGAGCCCTGGAGCTTTGCTGAAGGAGTGTTAGGCGACGGTCCTCGGCCGCCATGGCTAAAAGAAAAGTATAAAACTGTATCTCAGCAAGCAGCTGCTTACTCTGAGCTAGAGAAAAAATTAGGCGAATCGCGCGGCGCGCCAAAAGACGGATATAAGTTTGACGATTCACTTAAAGATTTAGATGCGCAAGATCCGATGCTTCAAAAGTTTTTGCCGAAATTTCAAGAGCTAAACATGAGTCAAGATGCAGTAAACAAGCTGGTTAGCGAGTGGGTTGACTATAAATCAACATTTGCAACTGTCGACTTTAAAGCTGAAATGAAAAAACTCGGCACAGATTTAGAAGCAAAAGAAATGATTGATGTGAACACCCAGTGGATGAAGAACAACTTCTCATCAGACATACTAGAGACTGTTTCGTCATGGATTCAGACAGCATCTGACTTGAAAGCGCTTAACTCAATGAGGACTGGACAGTCTATGAGTCGCTCTCCGAGCGCGAGCGATATGAAACAAAACATTACATATGATTCTTTAAAAAATATTAAGTCAGAAAAAATGAATAATTGGCAAAAATATCAAGATGATCAAGCTTACAGAGACAGTCTAAACGAAAGAATGTCTGAAGCTGTTTTAAGACAAGAATCTCAAAACAAAAGATAGTTGACTTTGTTTGAAGTCAGCTCTATATTAGATGTATCAAGACCCAAAAAAAAAGTGGATACTCTTGCTCAATTTTACGATTTAGCATGCCCAGTTTTTTTTTCGGGACACTCCAAAAAATGGACCCTGTCGAAAGACACAGGACAACATAGAAAATATCATTTTTTATAATTTTTTGGAGAATTAATCATGTCAATTTACGTAACAAACGTAGCTGTAACACAGTTCGAATCCGATGTTCATTCCGAATTTCAAGCAAAAGGCTTTAGAACTCGTCAATCAGTTCGATTGAGAACGAACGTTGTTGGATCAACTCTAAGTTTCCCCGTGGCGTCAGAAGGAATTGCACAACAAAAAGCGCTGCAGGCTGACGTTGTTCCAATGAACGTTGAATACACGCCGAAGCCCGTCACGCTGACGAATTGGCACGCATCTGACTACTCAGACATTTTCGCACAAGCAGAAATAAATTTTGATGAGCGTATGGAGCTTGTAAAGACTTCTGCAATGTCAATTGGGAGAAGGATGGATCAAATGATCATTGATGCGTTAGATGCGTCAACTCCTGCTGTTGTTATTCCCGACGGCGGCACAAACTTTAGCTACGCTAAACTGCGCGAAGCAATTTCTTCACTACATGCAAATAACGCGGGCGATGGCGGAATATACGCTTTAATTTCAGCTCAAGCTGAATCTCAACTTTTAGACGAAGAAAAACTAACTTCGTCTTTCTTTGTCAATCAAAAAGTGATTGACAACGGCGGACTGCAGGGCCTTAAATTAGCCGGAATAAACTGGATCGTCGTCGGAAACATGACGGAAGGCGGATTAGAAAAAAGCGGAAATATTCGTGAGACTTACGTTTACGACAAACAAGCGGTCGGAATGGCGATCGGAATCGACTTTAGAACTGAAATCAATTATGTTCCAGAAAAACTTTCTTGGTTAGTTTCTTCAATTTTCAAGGCCGGCGCTGTCGTTATTGACGAAAAAGGCGTTGTTCAAATCAACATTGATGAATCTGTCTAACACGAAAGGAGAATAGAAATGGCTTTTGATTTAAATCATCTAAACAACACATCTTCTGGACAAGCTGACGCGCCAAAGCAGTGGTCATATCAAAGCGCTGTCGATTTGATCAGCGTCATAGACAATTCTGCATACTTTGACACGGTCACAAGATTTTTCAACTTGGGCGATCTTCTTTATATTAAAGACTCTGCAGACGTAGTAAGTGAATGGACTGTAACATCAGCTCACGGCGTAATTCCAGTGACGATCGCTGCTTATGTATATTCTGGAACGATTGGCACTTCTGATATTGCTGACGGAGCAGTAACAGCTGCAAAACTTGCAGCAGCAGTTGCAGGAGCTGGACTCGTCGGAGCCGCCGGCTCAGCTTTGTCTGTTCAAGTTGACAACAGTACAATCAATATTCCGGTCGACACCCTACAGATTAAAGACTTGGGCGTAACCCAGGCTAAGCTTGTTGTTTCGATTCCAAGGACTGTGACGGTTGCCGTGAGTGCAGCGGAATTTAACGGAATGTATGCCGGCCCGAAGTTGCTTGTTGCAGCAGGGGGAGCAAATACGCTGCATATAGTGCATGACGTTGTGTATGAAGTGAATTACGTTGCAGCTCAGTTTGCATCTGGCGGCGTTGTAGCTGTTCAGTACGACTTAACAGCTAACGGTGCTGGTACTGCAGCTTCTGCCACTGTTTCAGCGGCCACATTCAACGGATATGCTGCTGATAGCGCAGTAGGAGCGCTCGGAGCATTAGCAAGCGCGGCAAGTACAACTGTTGTAAACAAAGGCTTGTATCTCTCCAATCAAACTGGCGCATTCACAACGGGAGATTCAACTTTGAACGTCCATGTGACTTATTCAACTGTAACAACAACTGTATAGGAGAATAAATATGGCTTTTTTAATTGAAAACATGAATAACACCAGTTCCGGGGCCGCCGAGGCCCCTAGACTGTGGACCTATAGGTCTGCAACAGATAACCTAGCAACTATTGGCGCGTCTGGTTATTTCAACGAAATATTCGAAACAATGAGCCTGGGCGATATGATTTATATCTCCGGAACAAACGGTTCTCAAAAGAGAACATTGATTTCAGAACGTTTTGAGGTTCCGGTCGTGACGGGCGGCTATGTGTTTAGCGGTCTTATTAAAACTGCAGACATAAATAATGACGCTGTGACTGCGGACAAGTTGAATGCCTCAGTGGCTGGAGCGGGTTTAGCAGGCGGCGCTGGAACGGCATTGTCGATTCAGGTAGACAGCGTCGGAATTGAAGTCAACGTTGATACGCTTCGTCTTAAAGATTCCGGGGTAACGCAAGCTAAGCTGGCTTTGAATATCCCGCGGACTGTAAGCATTCCGGTGAGTTCGGCTCAATGGCTCGCAATGCAAACGACGCCGGTTCTTCTAGTTGCTGCTCCCGGAGCTAACAAGATGCATCGTGTGATGAACGTTCGATATGAGTTTGATTATAACTCGATACAGTATACCGGCGGTGGCGTGGTCGCAGTACAGTACGACTTGACAGCGAACGGCGCGGGAACTTTAGCGTCAGCAACGATAGCAAATACTATCTTCAACGGATATTCAGCTGATAGCGCAGTCGGAGCGCTCGGAGCATTAGCAAGCAGCGCGAGCTCAACTGTAGTAAATAAAGGTCTCTATTTGAGTACAACAACTACGTTTGCAGCGGGAAATAGTGCTGTTAGAGTTATCGTAACTTACGAAACGGTAACGACTTTTGTGTAACAGTTTGCGCCCTAGCTTCATGACTAGGGTGCATTTTTATGGAGAAACTTAATGGCATTTAATTTAGAAGCTTTTAGCAACGTTACGTCGGGGGCCACCCTTGGTCCAAAAGTATGGTCATATGGAAGTTCAGATACGCTTGCAACAATTGAAGCGTCCGGTTTTTTCGATGAAGTTTCAGAAAGAATAAATGTAAATGATTTGCTTTATGCAAAAGGCACGGATGGCGCAGAATTTGTTAAGTTCACTTCAGCAAAAGGTGTAGTTCCAGTCACTATTGACGTTTATATCCCTTCATCAGGCGGCGGCGGGTCGAGCGCTATTACTCAGGCTAAAGTTGTAGTCACTTCTCCAGAGATTCTGGATATGTTAAATACGCCCGTTTTATTAGTTGCCGCTCCTGGAGCTGGAAAGTTTTTACTTATAAATTCAGTAACGCTTGTCGGCGTGTCCGGAAATGTAGCGTATACGAACGGCGACGTAATGTTTGTGTCTTACGACGGTTTCAGCGGAATTTCAGCATATGAAGACATACCCGCGTCAGCTGTCACAACGTCAAACAAACTAACTTATGCTGTTCCGATCAATTATCACAACGTTGTAAATCAAAACATATCAGTGAACAAAGGAATTTACATTTGGAGCGGCGGGGCGACCCCTTTTGCGAACGGAAACGGCACATTGAATGTGTATATTTCATATCAAACAATAACGATTTAAGCGGCTTATTCTGAGGGAAATAGTTCATTAACTATAACTATGTTTTACTCAATAATAAACACAATTGAATAAGAGGATATAAATGTCAGGACCAACTACTTCAATTGAGATAATGTCTAATGCCGTCGTCCTCCTCGGCAGAAAGTCATTTACGACTATTGATGACGCAAGTGAATTTGCCGTGTCTGTTCAGATGTTCTATAATCTTTTAGTTCCGTCCGAACTTGCCAAAAACATTTGGAAGTTCTCAATGAAGATTGTTCAGCTGTCTCAAGTAGCAGCATTTGACCCCGATTTTGCATATTATAACGTTGCTTATGATTTGCCGGCCGATTTCTTGGCCATGGTTCGCGTCTATCCTGATGTGCCGTTTCAAATATTCGGTCGCAGACTTTATTGCAGCTCGCACGGAAAGCTTCAGATTCAATATACATATGATGTGCCCGTAACGTATTGGTCAGCACCGTTCAAAGAATACATGGTTTATTGCTTAGCATCAAAACTAGCACCGTCCGTTTCTGAAAATGCACAATTGACTCAAATTATGATGATTGAGCGTGACAGAGCAAGATCAATTGCTATGTTTGTAGATTCTCAAAACTCTCCGAGCTTTCCAATTCAAAGCAACCCTTGGCGAGACGTCAGATTCAACGGATCAGTGTATGGAGGCCACGGATGGGGTTAAAACTTATACAAGCAAATTTCAGCTTTGGAGAGCTAGATGAAAAGCTGCTTTGCAGACCTGATTTTTCGGGATACTACAAAGGCGCGAGAAAGCTTAGGAATGTCATTTGCATACCCCAAGGCGGCGTTAAGCGAAGGTTCGGCACTAAGTATTCTTTTGTCGTTATAGACACTGGCAATGCTAATACTCCGGTCACTAATCGAGATGAGATAAAGACATTAATCTTTGATTTTAACAAAGAAAAGCCGTTTCTTATTGTAGTTAGACCGCACAATAGGATTATTTCGCCCAGAATAGCGTTTGATATCTATTTATTTGACGTTCTTCAAGCCACTGTTACGACAACTGTCTATACGATTGCACAAATAAAAGACCTGAATTTCGTCAAAGCCCAGGATAGAATTATTGTTCTTCACAAAGATGTTCCTCCGCAACAACTAGTGCGCGGAATAAACGATGCGACCTGGACAATTTCTGCTATCCAGTTCGCGTGGAAGCCGACTTATGACTTTTCAACAGTGGACGGCCCTCCGAACTATCGATCTCCGCTACCCGGGTTTTGGTCAGCAAGTGCGACGTCCGGCGTCGGAGTTGTTATTACTGCTAATCCGATCGCGATGTTTGACGCGGGGCACGTCGGCGGATTAATTTACGGCAACGGCGGATTTGCAAGAATCACGAGCGTCGGAGCGAACGGATTTACAGCGATTGTAACTGTTATAGAAGATTTTGACAGCATAGCTAACGTATATGCTAATGACACTGTGCTTCAAAGTGTCGCCTGGGGCGACTTTACAGCAAGCGTGCCGGCTGGAAAATACCGAGGATATCCGTCGTTGGGTGCTTTTTTTCAGAATCGTTTAATTTTAGCAAATTCTACGTCACTTCCCAACGTCGTCTGGGCGTCAAACGTATATGATTTCTACAACTTTAATACAGAGCGCGGCGATGCTTTAGACGCATTCACGATTGGGATTGGATCAAACGGTAACGAAGAAATACAAGACATTGTAGCTACTAAAGCACTTGTTGTTCTAGGGTTCTCCGGATTCTACTCTAGCTCTTTATTCGTTGATATTCCGATGACGCCGTCGAATGCTTTTCTTAATGAGCAGTCGAGGGACGGGGCATCCGCATTAGACGCACAAATCATTGATAACCAGATTTTCTATGTTGACGAAAACGAACAGCAAGTGCGTTCGGCGCGTTACGACATCGCAACTTCTAGTTTTAACATTTTTGATGCTAGTCTTTTGTCTCCGCAGGTTATATCAAACCCGGTGGCTACGGCTTCATTAAGACCGAAGAATGACGACGGCAGCTTTTATATGGTAGTAAACGAAGACGGGACGCTAGCCATATTTCAATCTCTACAAGATCAATCCGTGAACGCTTGGACATTAAGTGAAACGAGGGGAAGTATTTATCAAGTGCCCACCGCTCGTGATACAGCTTATGCAGCAGTAAGACGATGTGTAACGAGCGGTTCGACAGTCGCTGGCATGTCTGATGACATATACACTGCAAACATAAACTTTCAAGCTATAACAGACATCACAGAAGCTGCTCAAGATCCCGCAATTAATGTTGAAATATTCTCAAACGCGTCGGATTATTTAATAATCGGACATGAATCTCCCTTCTATAAAATTAATTTTATATTTTTAACGGACGCAAGCGATTCAATATTGCCAACATTTGAATATCTAGACAAGTTCGGACAATGGTCTGCATTTAGCGCATTAGATTCAACCTTTGGATGCACATCCAACGGAACTGTCAGCTTTGATTTGCAAACAAACATGACAAACTGGGCTGCTGTAGATATTTCAGACAACGTTTCTGTCCACATACCGCCAGAAAGCGTTTCAGGGATAAAAACAAAATTCTGGATAAGAATCAGAAGAAATGCTCAAACTTTGTTAACAGCTCCCGTCGAAAGTAGAATCTTTATAAATATTGAAAACCGAATTTATTTAGAGAGTATCGATTTTGACGAAGCATTAGATTCAGCAATCAGAACTCAGTCAGATTCGGATGGAATAGTAAGCGGACTGAATCATCTGATCGGACAGCAAGTTTATGCGCTAGTTAATACAGTGCCGGAGGGCCCGTTTTTTGTTAACGAATCTGGCTCTATAACAATAAGAAATGCGTCTGTAACAGAGTTATCTGTTGAAATCGGAATTAATTTTATTCCGATAATTATTCCAATGCCGCTTTCGATTACAGAGCAGAACGGAATTAATTTATTTCAACCGAAACTTATCAAATCAATTTACATTTATTACTACAATTCTCTCGGAATAACAGTCAACGGAGAAGAGATACCGACATTAAAAATCGGATCTTTAGTTCTAGATCAAATGCCAATTCCCGTGACGGGATTTCAACAGTTAACCCCGCGCCAGGGTTGGGACCCGATTTTGAATAACATAATTAGTCAGTCTTTGCCTTTGCCGTTTACGGTGATCGGCATTGGTTACGTATTGGAGGTAATTTAATGGCCGCAGATCCACTTTCAGCTGGCTTTTTGCTGCTTGCTGCTTCTACTGTTTCGACCGCTGGCGGGCTCTATGCTTCTAAACAGCAAGAAAAATTAGATAGAGCTATAAATTCAGCAGAAACTGAGCGTGCTCGCTTAGTCGGCGCTGAAACAGCTCTTACTTCTGCAAGAGATTTTAGATCAGCGCTATCAAGTCAGTTAGCAATTTCGTCTCTCAGGGGGGGGTCGGGCGGCTCTCTAGTTGCTCAGTTCGGATCACAATCAGTTGCAAATTTCATGTCTGATCAAAGAACACTTGAAGCTAATCAGAAATTTATTGGCATTAAAAGCGATTTACGAGGAGCTGAGATTAAGAGTCAGAGATTTGCTAGAGATGTTTCTTCTGTTTCAAGTCTTCTTAAGGCTGGTTCTCAGGCGGTGAATATAAATGGCTAATGACTTAAGTGCAATTCCAAGACAATTTGCCCATCAAAATATAGATTTAGGTGGTACTAATGCTTTTTCAAGGATTCAGGCTGCCTTAACTGATCTATCAGACTATGCTGCTGGCCAAGCGACGGACATTTTTGTGGCTGAAGCTGCGTCAAAGGGTAAACAATTAGCGCTTTCTCAACGCGGAAATCCTCAAAAGTTGGCCCCTGGCGTGAATAGAGCAACATCTGCTTTCAATAATGCATATAACGAAATGACGGCTGGTCTATTAAGCACGAGACTTAATGAGCTGATTCTTAACAATCTCAACACAAAGTCTGACCCCAACACGCTCGGCCCCAGGTCAATTGCCGACTTGAATGCTTTAAATAACTCCACTTGGCTCGGGTTTCAGTCCGAAATACCGAAGAATATGCAAGCTGACATGGAATACGCATTTACTCAGGCTAATGCTAAGTCACTCGAGATGATGAGCAGTACGGTTTCATCTTTCAATGCTGCGAATATTAAGAAAGATATCGACATTGTTGGTAAAAGCTCAAAAGCAAAATATGCAGCTACCATTTTAAGCGGAGACAAGAAGCAAGAGAAACAAGCTTTAGATAGCGTTTTAAATTGGCTAAATAATGCTTCACGACTCAGCGGCATGACAGAAATACAACGAGAAGATGAGCTTCGTCAGATTCAAGACATTGCGGTGGATGCTCATGTCCATCGCGGAATGGCAGATGCCTTGGGCTCGAAAGGAGAGCAAGGGTTAACTTCTTACATTGTAAATGTTTTAAATTCTTCTCCTGAGCAACTTGGAGTTACACCAGAGCAAAAACAAATAATGGTTGAGTCTGCGTTAAAATATAATACGCAATTAACTAATCAAATGAGTGTAGCCTCAAGTCAGGGTTACAATAATATTGTTTTAGAATCAATAAATAATCCTGGCTCTATCACATCAATTCAACATCTAAATTCAAAGATTTCAGAGCAAGAACAGAAAGGAAATCCTTTAAGTCAAACACAACAAATACAGCTTGCTTCTAAAGTTTTAGGGAAGAATAAGGCTGAATCTAAACGAGCGGCATCAAACGCTGAGATAAATGAAAGCGTTAGTAGCGGTGACATTAGTATCGTTAATTTTACCTCCGGACAAATGAACGATTATTGGGAAGATTCGGTTAAAGTTGCAACTGAAAGAGTTAAAGCGCTGGAGGAGTCTGGCGAGATAAATTCTGGGTCTATTCCCGGATGGCAGATAGAAGTGCAAGCTGCTGTTAATGTTCAGCGAGACGTGCCTGCGTTAACCGAAAGAATTAATGCTCGATTAACGGGTCCAAACTCAGACAATATTCAACAAGGAATTCGACAATATAGCTTTCTTAAGACAAACAATCCGCTGGCTTTGAAAGGATTAGATGCTAAAACGGCCGCTTTTGCTGAAACGATTTTAGACAAAGCAAAGAATGTAACTGACACTGAAACTATTCAAAAAATAATTGCAGAAGCCAAAGAGGGCGTACTAGATGCTAGGCAAGACGTGGTTGATGCGCGAATCGCTTCATACAAAGCATATGCAAAGAAAGCACCAAATGCCGTTAGCAATGAAATTAGGGCCGCGATTGGGATTAGCCGGGGGCTTTTAAGTGATTATGCGTTTCAGCAACCGATTCCCGACCTGCAAAGAGCGCGGTATAATTCTATTTTAGAAACAAATATACCTCTTTTTGAAGAGAAAGATCGTCAGTTAGCATTTAAAAAGACAGCTGAAGAGTTTAAAAATATATATAAACTGGACCCTGGCTTCGCTCCGGCCGGCATGAGCGTTAGTAATGCGATTAGCAATCTGCCTTGGTCTAAGACAACGGGGCCCATGAATTCAAATCAAGTTGCGCAATCTATTAGCCAGATTATCGAATTAAATAATAAGTTCACAGGAAAGACGGGCTTTACTATAGAAGCATCAAGTAAAATGCCACTTTTCCCGGGAAAAGTTACGCAGACACAAAAGCTTGAACAGAACTTTGCTCCAAAAGGTCATTGGGCCAAGATAGACGGCATAGATAGAAAGATTTATTTAATCTCGCCCAACTATGCGAGTACAAATCCTTTTGCCCCAAATGCGTATCAAATTTATTGGGGAGACACTGGAAAAGACGGAAAGTCACAAGAAGCTATAAGACCGTTGACAAGTTTAAATACTAAAAAACTTCCGAACGGAAAAGATCAAACATCGATGGGTCCAGCGTTGGTCACTATTTATCCTCCCAATATTTATATTCCAGATTTGTATAAGAAACAGCAAAATACAATGGCTGAGTCTGGAATAAATAATGCAGCTTTAAAAGCGCTTGATTCCGCAAACCCGATAAAACTAAAGGATTTTTTTAAGGGGTTTTACAGTGAAGATGCTGCGCTTAAAAATGCAGCTAACCTAACAAATCAAAAGAATCAAAAAATTAAAAAAGAATTACCGTCTAAATCTCAAGCTATTCAAGAGCAATTTGAGTCAGAAAAAATGATCAGAGAAGAGCTTGTCAAAATAAAGACACTGCAGGAGAATGAATAATGCCAGAACTTTGGGATACGCTACAAGATTCTAACGCAATTAGTAATCTTTTAGATCCGTATGCTGGATTTGATATTATTCCTGGAACACCTATAGCGGAAAAGCCACAGATTTCTGAAGTGCCTGGAGCTTCTTGGCGCGACGGCGCAACGGGAAATCTTCTTGAATATATAACTCAAGGACAACAAAAAGCACCGTCTGATGTGAAATATAACGTTTATGAAGACATTCCGCTTCGACATTTCGATGAAAGCTATTTGCCGTATTACATAGACTCCATGAGTAAAGCTCAAACTGAGGCGATATCTATGAAAGTAGATAGAGAAGCAAGAGATAATGAGATTCGCAAAGAATATCCGGTTTCGAGCTTTTTTGGCGGCGCTATATTTGACCCCTTGTTCTTTGCTGTTCCCGGCGGTTCTGCCGGTTTAACTTTAAAGCAAGCATATCGAACCGGGCTTAAAGCTGGGCTGTCGGGAGCAAAAGGCTCAGCAATCGGTTTTGCAAAAGAGGTTAGCAAAAGAGCGTTAGTTATCGGAGCTTCAGCTTCGGCTCAAGAAGCAGCAACGCAAGCCTTGGTTCAGCAAACTCACATTACAAAATCAATAGCTGATTCATTCTTTGATATAAGCATGTCAGCTCTTCTGGGGACAGGCTTGGGTGCGGTCGGTGCGACAGCAGTGGGTATATCAGCAATCCGAGGCGTAAGAAACGCGCATT